GACTGTTCTTCCGAACTAGTCTTATTTCTGGTTATTTGAAAACCAAATAGGTTTATGGCCATACTACTCCTTCATATACAAAGAATTGGAAGGCACGTAAATGCCTTCCATCAAAATTAAGTTGTTGTGTCTGATTCCCACCACTGATATGCTAGAGTGACAGAGAACTCTTCGATAGAATCGTTCGAACCCCAATCTAGATCAATAGGTGAAAGATCAACAGGAAAAGCACCAACAAATTTATACGACTTAATAACATCACCAACTTTATTGTATTGTTCAACTTTAGCATCTGCCGAGTAACCCGATGGTGATACTGCTGCACCATTTCTAAAGTTGGATGTGTGTGAATTGATTGCATTCATCCAAGTCTCAAAACCCTTACGGATCTTAAAGTTCTCATCGTTGATGATTTGAATAGTCCAATCAGCAAAGTTTCTATTACCCGCAAACTTTAACTCACGACCAAAGTAAAACAACGGAACAGTTCCAACTGTTGATCCAGGAATTTGTGCCGACTTAGCCAAGAAAGTTAATGCTTGACTTGTTGTTGCTGGGTCTGCCGTATAAGTTGGAAGATTCATTGTAACTTGGAACAGGTTAGGGCGAGCACCATCTCCAATCAGATTCGCCCTAAATTCCCCTACGTTAAATGCCATGTTTATCTCCTATATCTTTTTATATTTATTAGACACCACCAACGATCTCGGAGAAGTTAACACCAGTTCTAACAGCAACGAAGTTCAACTGAATGAAGTTAATTGAACGTGCTGGTTTGATGTAGATATCTCCAACGAATTGGTTGTTGTCGATAACTTGCGCTGTGTTGTTTATATCATCACACACAACTCGATAATCATAGATACCACGGCGACCTTTAATGTCACGTAGGAATGGTTCAATTAATCCAACAAACTGTGATCTAGTGAATTCATCATTGAGTTCGAACAACGAATACTTTGATGCATTTGCGATTGCTTTCTCTAGAACAATAAACAATCTACGAACGTTGATTCTGTTGAATGCAGAAGGTTGTAGAGTCAAAGTCTTGTCACCAAACAAGAGTGTGCCTTGTCCTGGAACAGAGATGACTGGATTAACAGCAGACTGATACAATGTATCACGTTGAGATTTGTTTGGATTCCAAGCAAGTTTAACAACGTTCTTGATACCGCCACGTGAGTAACCTGCTGGCGAGAACCATGGATCTCTTGTCTCATCTGTACGGACACATAGGCCTGCGATATCACCGTTTAGAGGAATCCAACGATACGTGTTGTTGTACTTATCGAACATGTATTTCCAACCAGAATCAGCAACAGCATAAGATGTTGCACGATTAAGTGATGTGTACCATGTAGAAATCGAATTCGTTTCACTACCAGCGTTATTGACAACATCCGATTTGCGTGGAGAAACAAACGCAACACAATCTTTACGAGTTAATGCTAGATCGATAATCGTCTGTTGAACAGTAGTTGATACATCACCAGAAACAACTAAAGAAACATCAATTTCTTCTGGATTTGAAAACAATGCAATCGCAGTGTTTAGATTTGCATCAGATGCAGTTTCATATGTACCACCAATAAACGAGTAATTCTTTGTTCCAGTTGTCGAACCAAAGTTAGTCACTGCTGCTACTTGTCCAGCGTTTGCAGAGATTAACGTTGTGTTACCCATGTACAAATACTTAGATTTCTGTCTGATGACATTCGATATGTATGCAGAAGATCCGTCATCATATGCTGCGTCTGACGCTAGAGATAAGAATCCAAATGTTTCTAAAACAGTGCCTCTTTCGCCAGAGAATAGGCCGTCTTCGTCAATAACGACTAAGTGTACTTGATCGCCTGCACCACCAACTTTTGCAACATACGAAGATGTGTTTGGTGCAGTCGAGAATAGTTTGCCGTATGCACCACTTGAACCCCATGCACCAAATGCTGAAGTGTTAGCACCCGCAACGTTAGCCGTGCAGATAGAAACATTTAATGAGTTGCCGATATCACCAGGATAACGAGCGACGAATAGTGATGTGTTTAAACCTGATGTTTCGTTGACAATAATATTATCATACGAATCTTCGTTTTTTAACTGATATCCAACTGATGTGCCTGTATTATTGGCAGTAGCATTTTTAGAATTAGAACTTACTGCACGAACAACTTGGAGATTGTTACCGTATGCCAAGAAACTGGCTGCTGTAAAGAATGATGTAGCAGTGTTGCCCTGTTGAGCGTTTGCTGATGGTTCACCGAAAAAACTAACTAATTCTGTCTCGTGTGTCACGAGTTTTACTTTTCCTGCTGGACCCCACGCGAAGTCTCCAGCAAATGCACCGGCTGTAGTTGATACTGAAGGGACAACTGTGGTTAAGTCGATTTCAGAAACATTTACACCTGGAGATAATTGAAATGCCATTTTATTCTCCTTGTTTTATACTGATATAATTTGCAGTAATAATCTATGTTGTATTTATGAAACAGTAGATTTGTAGTTATAGTTCGAAAACATTCTGCATTTTGCCATACTCTTCGTTGTTTAACCACACATCACCGTCTTCCTGGATGTATGGAACGTCAAGTCCATCGTCGTATATTCCAAACGATGGAACATCATCATTAGATTGATTCAACATTTCCAATTGCATCTGCCTTCTCAGATCATGATTCACAATTTCTCTAAAGAAATTCTGAGTAGATAACCATGCAAATAGTACAAGAGTCATTACCAAGTCATCATTTGCAGTCTCTTCTGCCTTGAATGTGTTGTTTACAGAGACAAATGTTGTCAGTTGAGAAATGGTGTCGAAATCATGCACCAATAACTTATCTGATTCTATTAGAGTCTTTAGATTAGAACATCCAATTCTTTTTACAAGAGGCGACATTCTTAGACCAAGTTGAGTTCCACGATCAAAACCAGCAGAGATCGCCTGTGCTTTCTTGTTACCTGTCGCCACTTTTAACAGATTTTCATACTCTAATTCTTGATGAAGAATATCAGCAATCTGTGGGGTATTATTTATCTCAACCAGCACATATGCATCATTGTATAGTCTGGCTGTATTATAAATGATGGTTGGATATAACATTGGCGCTATAATCGAACTATTGTATTTTGCAACTTGTTTATATGGTATCGTAGATATATCGAACACAGAGAATGCAGAAGCGTCTAGATTACGGCCTTCTGAAACGTCAACTGTGATTGCATAGATATGATCTTTATTGACCTCATCATCACCTTTAATTGGATACTCATAGATATCCAGATTCTCATGTTTTGTAATTGGATCATTATATACCATCATTCCAAGTTTAGAACCAGAGATTAACGTATTTGTCGAACCTAAAAATTCACAACTAAATTCTTGTCTAAATTGTTCTTCTGATGTATTCCTGATTGTCTCTTCTTTCCACTTCTCATCTCGCCCAGGCACCATCGACCAGTGAATCTCAAACGTCTTGTATCCGTTTCGTTTATTGATAGCATCAACCCATAACTTGTAGAACAAGTTCATACCATTAGGAGTAGAAACAATAATAATCTTTGTAGTTTTACCGGATGATATAACTGGATAAACTGAGTTGAAGAACTCGTGTGCAATGTTTGCAGGAACGAATGCAAACTCGTCTAGGAACACTACGTTGAATGATCCTCCACGAACTGCTGATGATGATGTAGATGCAGCAATGATCTTAGAACCATTCTCAAGTTCTACGTTACCTTTGTTCCATGTGATAACGCCTTGTTGCATCCACATAGGTAGATTTTCATATGCAAGTTGATACTTTGAAAGAATGTCTCGCGCAAGAGAACCTTTGTTTGCAAGAACTGCAATATTCTGTGAATGTTCAAATAGAGTTAACCAAAGTAGATATGCAACAGATGTTGTTGTCTTACCAACCTGACGAGGACATTTAGTTATGACAAATCGATTCTCATGAAATGTTTGAATCATTTCTTTTTGAAAATCCCACATATCAAAGTTCATCAAACCTTTATCGACGTTGACGATCTTGATATATTTTGATGCGAAGTATACTGGATTTTTAGCACATTTGATGTACTCTTCTACTTGATCTTCTGTATATGAAAGTTCTACACCAGCACGTTTTAAAAGTACGTTATCTCTGTAAGATTCTTTATTCGTCGTCATTCTTTCTCTTTAACAATTTAGATAATTCAGACGTTGATCCAACAAAGATCGCTTTGTCAACTGTGACATTTGATTCTTTGTTCTTGAGTCCTTTTAGTTCACGGAATGATTTCTGTAGATTCATTAATTTTTCATTTGCTTCTGCTGTGTTTTTAATCAGAGTTGCAACAACTTCAAATGCACGTGGATGTTCAGTTTCAGATGCAATTGCTAATAGATGATCGATAGCATCGTTGCCCTTTCTTACAAGAGACTGAAGTGTTTTTCTTGATTCAGCATAATCTTTCTCAAGATCTGATTCAAGATCTTTTGAGATAGATGCAATCTCGACAATATCTTTTGGTGTTTCTTTTTGCACAACTGGCGTCTTGATAGATGGTGCAACATCAAAGATTTCTTCCATAGATTTTTCAAATTTAGACATAACTTAGTAACCAAATCTTGCTTTATATGTAGCGTGTAATGATTGAATATCGGTAAGAGATAAGACACCATTATATACTTTGACGAATGCAATATTACCTGACTGAACTTCAGTTCCTGCTGCGCGACTGAATAGTCTTAATTGATTAAATCCACCACCTGAAGAACTTATAGTAGAAAATGCAGCACCACCCGATGGACTGCTTGTTGCTATGTATAATTTACCATTTTTTGTCGTGTCATCCCAAGTTGCAACATCTAAGTGCCAAATATTATCTGCGCCAGTGGATGGTAAATTGACTGTATAGTTTGGATAAAAAGTATTTGGATTACCATTATATGCACCCATTAACCAATCTTTAGTCGATTCATTTTGCGTATTTAACAATCTGCCAGAAGAAGTTACAGATAGTTTGTAGGCCATGAAGACTGAATAACTTTGTCCAGTGACATAGTTTGGACCACCATAAATATAATCTGTACCTGTAGAGTTTGACTTGACAAATGAACCACCATTACCACTATTATATGAGATAGAAGATCCTGCATTCGACACAGACAATGTGAATCCATTGACTAATGTACCATTCGTTGGCATAGCACCAAAGTTTGCAGCATCTAAATCGTATACTAAAGTTGCCGACAAAGCACCAACAATTCCAGGCGATTTCAGATTATTGGCAGCAATAGCCATTATTGCACTCATTACACTACTCCAGTGCCGTTAATCATCCATGTGTTTGCAGCGACTTGAATGAGTGTAGCCATACCGTATGTTGTCACGTTGCGTGAGGCTGACGTTGTGTTGCCAGCAAGATACATTGTGACGCCAGTATTTGGTGTTACGGTCACGTTTGCGCTTGATGTTGTTCTAGAAACAATCATAATTGTAGTGCCGTTTGCAAATGATGCATTTGATGACCAAGGAATGTATAAGTTTACGTTCGATGATTGTGTGTAATATAAATGTTTACCAGCATCGGATGCAACTAGAGTGTAATTGGAAGATTGTGCATTTTGTGGAACAGTTTGTGCTGATGTGTTTGCTGCATTTAATGCGGTGTTGATTAAAGTGGAAACATCTTGGCCAGCAAGAGTAATTTTAGGTGCAACAATATTCGCAATAAAAGTTGCTGTATTTCCAGAAATTCTGAGTCTAGTGTTAGTTGACTCTAACCCTCCAGTACTAAAAATAATGTCGTTATTAACATATCCTGTACCTATAATTAAGTTGCCGCCTTTTGTTGATGTATTTCCCGTGACAAATAGATAACCATCATTTGGTTTAATTATACTATAACCTAAATAATTATAATTACTACTCGCAAGACCCAGATCAAGATATCCTTCTAGTGGTGTTCCATTGTCTGCGGTAATAAATAAGTCAAATGATGCATTTGCTCCAGTATTGATATTCTGCATATTAATTCCAGAATAACCATCATAGTTTGATGTAAACTGTGCGACACTTTGCGGTTCAACTAAATAACCCGTTGGAATACCAGAATATAATGCATTGAATCCATTTGACGTATAACCAAAAAATTGTCCAGTATTGCCAGAAACTGTAACAGATGTTACGTTACCAACGTATGATACGTTGCCTTGAACAGTTAAATTTTGTTGGATTACAACAGATCCAGAAATTGTTCCACCAGTAGATGATAACTTTGTATTAGAAGAATTGAATACTAATTGTGCTAAATTCGATGCGTTGTTGGCTGCATCAAAAGCTAGTGTAGCTGTATTAGTCGCTGTGTTTGCTTGTGTGAAAGCTAAAGATCCTAGATTTAGTCTAGTGTTCGATGAATTAAATGCTGCATTAGCGTGTAAAAAAGAAACGTTAGCTGCATCGAATGCTATATTAGCTTGTGAAAGGGCTGCAATTGAACTATTATATGCACCACTTGCATATGTGAATGCGCTTCCCGATTGAGTGTATGCAACGTTCGCTGTATTCTGTGCAATATTTGCAGCATCGAATCCAGATTGTGATCTAATTATTGCAGTATTTGATTGACTGTATGCCAGAGTTGCAGTATTAGACGCAACGTTTGCTAAACTATAAGCAGCATTAGCGTAAATAGAAACAAGATTAGATGAATTTGAAACATACTTTTCAGATGCCATTCGAACGCCACCAGCAGTATTGCCTGTGTGGACAGTAACAATATTGTTAGTTGTTTCAATAATTAATTCACCTGCTGCACCAGTTGTGTTTGCAACTACTGTGTTTGCATATCTTTTAAATTGAAGTGTTCTTGACATTTTAACTACCTTTAATTAAGTAAGTCTATTACTTTTTCGTTTTCTAATTGTAGATCATCTTTACCCATCTCAAATGGCAAATCGCCAGAGAAATCTGATGATGTTGTAATTGTCGATGGGAAATCTGGATATTCAAATATCTGCGTAGTGTATCCATAATCATTATTACCCGTAGCATCTGTTGGCGTTGGAGTAATAATAGTCT